AGTGTCAACTCTGCGACACACTCGCCTATAGATATAGACACACAAAACTATTGTGATGTATTTGTTTATGATAAAGATAATAGATTTTCATTTGATGGTGTTCCACAAAGAACGACAAATCATGGTGTCGCAGAGTTGACACTTATGAGAAATGCAGTAAAATTAATACCTGAAAATTTCAAATATCTACTGAAGATGGCATATGATAATAAGCCAGATTTAGATTATCATGATATCATACAGAAGTGTAAAGAGACCGGCAAAAAAGCAGTTACAGCAAAGTGGGGAAACGATGTCAGTTTGGGTACACAAATGTATTTTAGTGAGATAAACTTTTTCAATCTAACATTATCAATGGATGAATTATGGCGTTGCGAAAAAGACCTAGAATACGTTTGGTATGATTCTGTCAAAGAATCAAACTTATTGGACCAAGTGCATATATTAGACATTTATAGAAATTTCTTTGGTCATGATGTTCTTCAGTATGCTCACTCAGCAGGAACTTTTGTAGATCCATACCCATATGATTAGTCTGACCTGTATTGATGCATTAAACTACATGCCAACAATTAAGGCATTGAAAAGTACAATGTCCTGTATTCCTATAAGTAGGGTTTATTGGTTTAGTGATGTCAATTTAAGTACAGATGAATTTCCCGTAACTTGGATAAAAATAAACAAATTTAAAAGATATACTGACGAATATAATTTCATCACTCTGAAATTAGTGCCGCACATAGTTACAGAACCATATAATATTATTATTCATTCCGATGGATTTGCAGTAAATAGAAATGCATGGGACAAAGAGTTTCTAAACTATGATTATATTGGTGCTAGATGGAATAATGGAATGGTAGGTAATGGTGGATTTTGTCTGAGGAGTAGAAAATTATATGATGCATTATTAGATTTAGACGTTAAAAGTAAAACATCAGATTACCCACAAGAAGTTATTAATAATCCAGACAACTATGTATTTGATGCATATGGTGATAAAGTTATTCCTGAAGATAACATTATCTGCAAGATACATAGAAAAGAACTTGAAGAAAAATACGATATTAAATTTGCCGATGGTGATATAGTAGATAAATTTAGCATAGAACATAACATGAGTTCACCATGGCTAGGTAAGAGTTTAGGTTTTCACGGTAAACATGGTATTGCAAAACATTATGGAGTGGAGTTATGATTTTAGTTACAGGTGGAGCAGGTTTTATTGGTGGTAATTATCTTTGGAATACAGATGAGGAAATCATTTGTGTTGACAATCTAACTTACGCATCTAATTATAATTACATTGCATCTCTTACCGATAGTGGACGAGTTATATTTTATCATGCAGATATAAAAGATAGCGAAGCAATTAAAACTATTTTCAACAAGTTTAAACCAAAACATATAGTAAACTTTGCTGCCGAATCTCATGTTGATAACTCAATTAAGGATTGTCAACCTTTCGTTGATACAAATATTCTAGGCACAATCAATCTTTTACAGCACTCAAGAAACTTAGATTCATTAGAAAAGTTTATTCATATTTCAACTGATGAAGTCTACGGCAGTTTGGAATTAGAATCGAATGATAGCTTCCACGAAACAACACAATATCAGCCAAACAATCCATATTCTGCATCAAAAGCAGCAAGTGACCATTTTGTTAGAGCATTTCACAAGACATATGATGTACCAGCTATCATAACAAACTGTTCCAATAATTATGGTCCCGGTCAAAACACCGAAAAGTTTATGCCCACCATCATAAAGAAAGCAGCAAAGGATCAAAAGATACCAGTATATGGTGATGGTCTAAATGTTAGAGATTGGTTGTTTGTTGATGATCATTGTTATGGCATCAATCTAATCCTAGAGAAAGGACAGATTGGAGAGAAATATAATATAGGTGGTGGTACAGAAATTCCTAATATAGAACTGGTAAAAATGATTCTAGGTGCTATGAATAAACCCGAAAATCTGATAGAATATGTACTAGATAGACCAGGTCACGATAGAAGATATGCTATTAATTGTGACAAGATATCAGCCCTTGGATATAAACCAAAATACACTTTGGAAGAAGGAATACAAAAAACATTAGAATGGTATGGAGAAAACAAATGACAACAAATGAAATGATTGAAGCATTATCTAAGAGCATTCTTCCTAAGTATGTCAAAAACTATGACAACTATCAAGAAGGTCAGTTCGTACAATACTCAGGTCAACTCTGGGATCATAATGAAATTCATGCTGCAATAGATGCACTTCTAAATGGTGCATGGATTGTTTCTGGAGAAAAGGTATCTGAATTTCAAGATGCTTTTAGCAAAAGATTCAACGTCAAATACTCTCACATGGTGAACTCAGGTAGTTCAGCAAATCTTGTGATGGTGACTGCTGCTAAAAAATATTACAAGTGGCAAGACGGCGATGAGATTATTGTTTCTCCTGTCGGGTTCCCAACAACTATCGCACCTATCATTCAGAATGGAATGAAACCAGTTTTCATTGACATTGAACTTGAAACATTAAATTTTGATGTTAGTAAAATTGAAGAAAAAATCAATTCAAAGACAAGAGCAATTTTTGTATCTCCTGTTTTGGGTAATCCTCCAAACATGGATGTGATTGTTGACATATGCAACAAATATGGGTTAACTTTGCTCGGTGATAATTGCGATTCTCTAGGTTCACTCTGGAACGGAAGATTAATTACAGATTATTATGATACGTGGACAACCTCATTCTATCCTGCTCACCATATTAGTACGGGTGAAGGAGGTATGGTGTGTTCAAACAGTGAAGATTTCATCAAAGAGGCAAGAAGCATTTCATGGTGGGGTAGAGATTGTTATTGCGTAGGCTCAAACAATCTACTAGAATGCGGAACTTGTGGTAAACGATTTGACAATTGGCTTGAGAATTATGATGGTATTATTGATCACAAATATCTGTTTACAAACATTGGATATAATCTAAAACCTCTTGATCTTCAAGGTGCTATTGGTCTTGAACAATTGAAAAAGTTTGATATGCTTGAAAGTAAACGCAGAGAATATAAAGAAACTATTCAAAAATATATTGAAGATAATATTCCTGGTGCAAGAGTTATTAATGCTACAGAAAACTCAGATCCTTCTTGGTTTGGCGTTCCCATCTACTGTGAATCACAAGATATGAAAGAGTTGCTAGTGTCTCACTTTGAGTCTAATAAAGTTCAAACTAGAAATTACTTCAGTGGTAATATTCTTTTACATCCAGGGTACAAACATCTAGATGACTACAAGCAATACCCAAACTCAAACCTAGCTTTGAGTAATGTGTTCTTTATTGGATGTTCTCCACTGTATAACGAAAAAGTTTTAAATTACATTGAAGGAGTATGTAAAAAATGGTAAATGTACTTGGCGCAGGATTCGTGGGAAGCAGATATGCTGAACTAACTCCAAATGTTATAATAAATGATAGAAATGACTACGAAGTAAAATCAAATGAAGTTCTTTATTTTATTTCTACCGTAGATAATTACAATGTCTGGGAAAACCCATATATCGACATAGAGACAAATCTAACCACTCTGATAAAAACTTTGGAATCTTGCAAGCGCAGAGATGTTACATTTAACTTTGTGAGTTCTTGGTTTGTATATGGTGATGTTGAATTGCCAGCCAAAGAAACAGCACATTGCAATCCAAAAGGCTTCTATAGCATAACCAAACGGACTGCCGAGCAACTTCTCATTTCATATTGTGAAACCTTTGGTATAAAATATCGAATTCTTCGTTTGGCAAATGTTTTGGGAGAATCTGACAAAAAAGTATCTAAAAAGAAGAATGCATTACAATATATGATTGGGGAACTGAAAGCTGGAAATACAATATCTCTGTATGACGGTGGTATGGCTTTCCGTGATTACATTTATGTTGATGATGTAGTTCATGCAATCAATCTGGTTATCTCAAAAGGAAATATCAATGAAATCTACAACATAGGAAATGGTCTCGCCGTTCCGTTAGTAGAGGCAGTAAAATATGCTGCAACTAAATTAAACTCAAAATCCAAGATAGAAAATGTTGAAACTGCCGAGTTTCATAAGATTGTTCAGACAAAGGACATGGTATTGGATATCACTAAAATCACGCAGTTGGGTTATACTCCCAATTATAACATGGGCGAAATAATAGACAAATTAATCGTATAAATACTCAATAGGTAATCACAGGGTATTGCCATTTGAGGAATCAATGCAAAAATTCAAGACTTTTCTAAAAGAAGAAACTACAGAACCGGAAGGCGAAAAACTCAAGCACATTGAGCATCTAGAGGACCATCCTATCAATGATGGAGCCAAAGGTTTTGAACACGCAATTGGTGCTTTAGATCAGGCACATAATCATATTATTGCTGGATCACACGATTCGACACTTACCATGAAACATGATGGTTCTCCATCTATTGTTTATGGTCATCATCCAGAAACTGGCAAGTTCTTCGTTGCTTCTAAGTCTGCATTTAACAAAAACCCAAAGATTAATTATACAGAAAAAGACATTCAACAGAATCATGGTCACGCACCTGGTTTAGTTGAAAAACTCAAGTCTGCATTGCAGCATTTACCGAAGATAACACCAAAACAAGGTGTCTATCAAGGTGATGTTTTATTCTCAGATAAAGATAAGAAAAAAGAAGGTGACAAGTATACCTTCACACCAAACGTTATCAAATACTCTGCAAATAAAAATTCCGAAGATGGTAAAAAAATAGCCAAAGCAAAGTTTGGTATATACAATCATACAGAGTATGTAGGACCCACAGCAAAAGCAATGACTGCAAACTACAGTCCCGATCTATCAAATTTTGCTGAACATCCTGACGTTTATCATAGACTTCCAGGTCATGATACTTCAAAAGTTGTAATGCCCAAATCTGCACATACAGAGTACGCAAAGCATGTAGCCGCAGCACAAAGAATTCACGACAAAAATCCTCATATGTACCTCTCTATTGATCCTGTTAGAGAGCATATGAAAACATATATAAATTCAACAGTTGACACACAAGAAAAACCGTCAGTTAAAGGTCTACAAAAACATATAGAAAATAAACTAACTAAAGAAATAGACAAGAAAAAGACTGATGCTGGCAAGAAAAAATATCAAGATCAACTAGCAAGTCTAATACAACACACAAATGTTCACAAACAAAATCTTGAAAACGTCTTTGACGTACATCATCATTTACAAAATGCAAAAAATGTTTTAGTTCGTACTTTGGCACAACACACCGGCGGATTAGAGCATGAAATCAAAGGACAGTCAGTAAAACCAGAAGGCTTCGTCGTAAATCACGAAGGTACAGTTTCTAAACTAAACGACAGGAACGAATTCAATAGATTGAATCGTCTAGCAAGAGCAAAATGAAAAGATTCTCACAACTAGTAGAAGAACAACAAAAAAAACTTACGATGTTGTTTGGTCGTATGAATCCTCCAACAAAAGGCCATGAGGAAAATGTTGAAGGTCTAAAGAAAACAGCAGAGAAAGAGAATTCGGATCATTTGGTCATTGCATCTCATTCACAAGATGCCAAAAAGAATCCTTTATCACCAGACACTAAATTAAAGCATTTAAAAAGAGCGTTTCCTGGTACAAATATTATAACATCAAGTAAAGAAAAACCTACTATTATGCATCATGCATCTGATGCTCATGCAGCTGGATATACGCATCTTCATGTTATTGCTGGTGCAGATAGAGTAGATGAATATAGAAGATTGCTCAATCATTATAACGGTAGAACGCATGATGATGCAGGTCGTCCATTTAAACACGGTTCATATAACTTCAAAAAGATAACTGTATCGTCATCTGGTGAAAGAACGAAAGGCGTTTCTGGAACTGATATGCGTAATCATGCACAGAACAATGATTACAAATCATTCAAGAGTAATCTTTCTTCACACATGCAACAAAATGATAAACATGCTAAAGAACTATTCAATGATGTTCGTAAAGGAATGGGTTTACATGAAGATGTGAATCGTGGTATGTTCAAAGCAATCTTTATTACTGGTGGACCAGGGTCAGGTAAAGACATTATCATCCGTGAAGGTATTGCAGAACAAAGAGCCGTTGAACTAAGCACAGTTCAGGCATTTGATTATCTGATGGATAAAAAGAGACTGTCTGAAAGTAGCAAAGATTTTCGTAGAGAAGCTATTCGTCATCGTAGTCCGCTGGTCATCAACGGATCAGCAGATAATATTGATATTGTTTGCACCATCAGAGAAGAATTAGAGGAACTTGGGTATTCTACCATGATGATATATGTTGACACTCTAAATGAAGTTAGCCGTCAACGCAACCTCGGATTAAAAAGAATGATATCCGAATCCGTTCGTCAAGAGAAATGGAACAAAGCACAAGTTAATAAAGTAAAGTTTCACGAAATGTTTGATGACTTTAATCTGTTTGAGAATAACGATAACTTAGAAATAGTTGAAGAATCAATAAGTGATGTTTATGATCATGTGAATGATTTTTTAGATAGAAATACACTAAATGAAGCATCAATTGATTGGTTGATGAGAAACAAGAAACTAAACATTAACGAAAAAGTTTCATTACTATTCAAGGAGCAAGAAAATGTTAAAATGGATTCTAAATCTATTCAAGCCGCAAGTTCAAGAACCGTCCCTACTACAGCAACTACAAACAAAAGCAGAACCAAAACTGGAAGAGTCCTTGCCGACAACAACGCCCCAGCCATCCAAATTGCCAGAAAAGCAGGAAGAATCGATGATGTCCGAGACGGAGACGTTGCCAGCAACTCCAGTTACATCTTCAGAACCTACGTTGAAGGAGAACCCACCCTCAAAGTCAACCCGCCGCCCAAAGAAAGCAACTTCAGCAAAGACAAAGAAAAACTAAAGAAAAAAGGATTAGTTGATTCACCAACACAGAATCAACGTCTGAGAAATGTAGCGGGAATAGGACCAGAGTATGATACAAGACAACAAGGAACAGTTTATCCTATGTCGGGTCTTGGTGATGTAACTTATCGTGAAGATACAGAACTTTCTAAGCATAAATATATAAAGGAAGGTACCGCAGCAGGACTTCGCATAAGTTTCAATCGATTTAGAAATCAAAAGATAGAAGAAGCAATAGACGATCCTGGTGCTGTAGATATGGGTGTTGGTGGTGTTTTAGGTGGCGCCACAAATAAAGAACCCATGCAAACTTACAAAGATCAAGATAAAACAGTAGGATTGTTAATTAAAAAGAATAAGAAACAAAAACAGGAGAAATAACATGTTTGCCAAAGATAGAGTGTCCCAATCATTAATTGACGCAGTTAATAAAGTTCTTGCTACAGAATCTAAAGAGCCTGAACAACTTAATGAAGCATTTCCTACTGTAGCTGATGCTCAAAAGAGAGCTAGTGCGCCTAAGCCTAGTGGTGGTGCGGGAATCAAATTGGGAACACGTTATGGTGGTGGTCGTCAAGCTGATGAGCCAGAGAAAGATGATGATGATGACACAAAAAAAGAACCAAAGAAAAGAGAGAAGTATGGTGCTCGTAAAGATAGATTTACGAACACTAAACTATACAAAGAAGCTGATGATTGTGTAGATGAACCAAAGGCAAAAGAGATTGCTAAAAAAGAAGTTGGTAAGCATGAAAAGGATATGCACAAGGAAGAACTAAAAGGCAATCAGCACAAGATTGATGCTAATAAAAATGGTAAAATTGATTCGCATGATTTTAAACTTCTGCGCTCAAAGAAAAAGAAAATGACAGAAGGATTGTCTTTTGCTGAACAACTAATTGAATCAATGTATGGTAAAAAGTCTGCACTTCCTATTGATGAAAAAGAAATGAGTGATACTCAAAAGAAAAAGAAAGAAGATATCGTTATGTCAATGAAGAAAGACACAGCGGGTCTTAAAAAGCGTTATGGGTCACGTTGGAAAGATGTAATGTACGCTACTGCTACAAAACAAGCCATGAAGGAAGAAGCATATGATGAAGTTGAACTTGATGAAGCAAAAACTCAGTCTAAAGATGAAAAAGATAAAGTTGTAGGTGCGGTGGCGGCAGCAATGCGTCAAAGCCGTGCCAATGTTATGTTGGGTAGGGCTCAACGTGCTGCTGCTCGTATGAATGCCAAAATTAAACATGGCATGAAAGAAGAAGCATATGATGAAGTTGAAGAAGAAATTGATCCAGATGTAAGAACAAAAGATGCTATCTCTGGTGCAAACAAACCAACAAAACAAAAAGATGATGTTGGTCCTGGCTCAGATAGCAGAAGCACTAAAGTAAAGTTCAAAGCAGGTCCTATGAGCGAAGAAAAAGAAGATGAAAAAGAAGATGAAGGACATGAGGACGAAAAGGAAGATAGAGCATTGGTGAAGAAGATGGTTAAGAAAGATGCTTTAAAAGAAGAAGAACAACTTGATGAGTTGTCAAAAGACACATTATCATCTTATTTGCAAAAGCGTGGTTCTATGGTTTCTCCACGTTCAAAAAATAATAAAGGTAATGAAAATATGGCAAAAGCCGTATCTAAAATTGCTAAAAAAACAAATGAAGAAATTGAACAAATTGATGAACTTAAAACTTCAACCATGTTAAGATATTCCACAAAGGCAAACAAGGCACTAATTGGTGGAGATAGAAACAAAGAAGAAAAAAGAGTTCAGGGAATAAACCGTGCAATCGAGAAAATTAAAACACGCCATACAAAAGAAGAAGTTGAACAGATCGATGAACTGAGCCATGGTACTTTGCGTAGCTATGTAGATAAAGCTAAAAAAGAAAATCTTCCAGGAAAAGGCGGCAATAGAGGTGTTGCTCTGTTGACTCCTGGTACCAGAGACAAAGGTGTCCATAAAGCAGTTGATAGAATGAAAAAGATGAAAACCAATGAAGATGTTGAACTTGATGAAACCAGCCATATGAATAAACCAAAAAAATTAAAGTCATTTATGGCTATGAAAAAAGAAATGATTGGTAAAGCTGGTATGACTTCAGAGAAAAAAGATGAAGAATAAGAAGACCTTCAAAGAATCATTTGGTAAGAATCCATGGGATCCATGGTCTACCAAAGCAAACATAACTGAAAGTGGCTTACTTGACAAATATCTTTTGTCTAGAGGACTTAATCCTGAAACTTTATCAAAAGATACAAAGATAGCCCACTCTAAATCTAATCAATTTAAACAGTGGGTTACAACTCAAAGAGAAGAAGTAGATTTGGATGAAGCAAATAATCAACTTCATAGATATCTTCTCTCTAGAGGAATTAATCCAGTACAGGTTAGCACAGACTCCAAAATAGCTCATGCTAAATCTAATCAATTTAAGCAATGGGCCGCTACTCAGCGTGAAGAAGTCGAAGAACAAATGACTCCTACCCATCAGCATCAACATGCATTGAAAAAGAAATTACATACCAGATCAATGGAAATAAAAACTCCACGTGGTCCAGGAAGTCATAATAAAGAAGCACAAAATGAAGATCATGTTGCAATCGCTATGGGCAAACAGCTTGACGATGAAGGTAGCATGGTTCTAAATCAACTTGATATTCTAGATGATGCAATTGCAAAACTAAGAGTTGCTGTAAAAGATCCTAAGATGCAAATTCCTGCTTGGGTTCAATCGAAAATAACTCTAGCCGCAGACTATATGGATACTGTTGGACATTATATGTCCAGCAAGAACGAAGATGGTATGAATGAGGAAGTCGAACTGGAAGAAGGAAGTGTTCGGAACACACTTCATGCTAAACACCAAGAACTCCGAAAGAAAAGTGGTTTGCCACACTCAGACTATTACAAGGAATTAGGTAAGTCATATGATATTGAAGATGACAAAGAAAGATTATCAAAGCAGTCTGAAATTAAGAAGAAGTATAAAGTAGAATCTGTATTATATGATGACCCAAAAGGAACATTAACTAGAGTATCCGAACGTAAAAAAGAACTATCTCGGTCTGCCAGAATCATCAAGGCGTTATATAAGAAAAAAGGCATGAAAGAAGATACCTATGATTGGGAAAAAGATGATAAAAGTACATCATCATATGGCAAACAGCCTAAATTTTCCAAGTCTGATGATAAAGCAAGCAAAGTTAAAAAAGAGTCTGATGCTGCCGCAGTATTATCTGGTGGAACAACTTTAACAAAACAAAAAAGAGATATTGTTGAGTTGGATCCTAGAATGAAAGTGCGTTCAAATAAAGATGCACAAGATGCTGATGACAACAATACAAACAAATAAATAATCAACAAACAGGATATTTAAGGAGAAAAACATGTCCTCATGGGGTAATAACGACAACTCAGCAAACGCACCTTACTGGGCGGTAAACTCAGCAATTGCACCTGCAAATCCAAATAGAGCAGCACCTACAGCGGCCAACGTAGCATTACTATATGCAAATACTACAGCCAACGTATACACTGCCGCCGAAACGATTGGTCTATTCGGACTAGACTCTCAAGAAGTTACTGTTCTCAATAATAAGGGAGCACATACTGGTTGGGTACTCAAAACTCAAGGTTCAGGTGGAAGAGCAAATCGTGTTCAATACGAAACTCTTGTTGCACTAAGTACCGTCATTAAAGATGGTGATGCACAACTATTCCCGAACGTAGCAATTTCTTTAGCAGTAACCTCAGCCGCTTCTGTTGTTGCCAACACGCTATATGCTAACTCAGCAACATTTGTTGTAACACCAACACTGACTGGAAACACCGCTGCCGCTCTAACATATCAGTGGCAAGTCAACAATGCAGCTGGTTCGCTAGGATGGACGAACGTTGTAAATGGAACACCAGCGAATACAAACTACACCGGTGGAACCTCAGCAACACTACTTGTCAAGCCAGCAGATACAACAGTAAACACCCACAGATTCCGTGTTACTGTTACAGCAGCAGATCAAGGAGTATCTGCAACATCTTCAAACGGCGTAATTACCGTAACTTAATCTTGAAAGTGTGGGGAGGAGAAATCTTCCCCACTTTAACGCATGTTTGATGATTTGAATGAAGAAAATTTCATGATGTATGCAGTAAAGGCATATGAATCACCTAACTGTATTATGTCTGAATTTGAAGGAGACTTAAAAAGAACAAAGTATCTTAAAAGACTCTTTCGCAGATATAAAACAACAAAAGAATTAAAAGAAAGACTGATACTGAATCATTTGGTATTGTTATATAACGTATTTGGCGCAGAAGCTACAACAAGAATATTGTTTTATCGCATTGATGAAAAAGATTATGACATCCTAAAAACTTTCTTGATGTATCTCAATCTGCTACCGTTAATGGTGAAAGGCATTAGAGGAAAAGACATTGCAACCTCTAACATATCAGTAGATTTAAAGATAGAAGCTTTACTAAGGCAGATATGAAATCACTAAAAAGGTTTTTACAGAATGAAGATTTAAGACAGTGGTTCAGCAAGACTCACCCCAAAGGCGATTGGAAAAGAATTAATTCTAAAGGTGAAGTTGTTGGTCCTTGTGCAAGAGAACCGGGTGAAGCGAAACCAAAATGTATGTCAAAAGAAAAGAGAGCGTCACTTTCAAAGAAAGAACGTGCTGCTGCGGTAAGAGCAAAAAGAAAGCACGATCCTAATCCAGAAAGAAAAGGTGCTCCTATCAATGTATCAAGTTACGGAAAAGGAAAGTTGAGTGAAGATATGGAACATTTAGAAGAAAAAAATAAACCAACGAATCCTAAACTCTGGGCTAGAGCAAAATCACTTGCAAGATCAAAGTTTGATGTATATCCTTCAGCGTATGCAAACGGCTGGGCTTCTAAATGGTACAAGTCAAAAGGTGGTGGTTGGAGATCAGTAAAAGAAGAAAGAGAACCAGTGAAATCATTTAGACAGTTTGTTACTGAGGTCACCGACAAAAAAGATACTATTACCTTAAACATTCCTCTCATGATTCGTATGCTAGAACTAGCAAGAGAAGATGTTAAAGATGACATGGAACTTCATGCTATCACAGAAAGACTAATTGAGATTCGCAACAAAGGTGTCCTAACAATGGACGATTACAACTTTATTGCAGGCTTGAAAGAAGATTTTGATATTGGTGATGATGAGATTCTGACAGAAGACTCTATCATGGAAAAATCACCAGCATGGCAAAGATCAGCAGGTAAAGATCCTGAAGGTGGCCTAAATCGTAAAGGTATTGCATCGTATCGTCGTGCTAATCCTGGTTCTAAACTTTCAATGGCTGTAACAACAAAGCCATCAAAGTTGAAGAAAGGTTCAAAAGCATGGAATCGTAGAAAGTCATTCTGTGCAAGAATGTCTGGCATGAAACGCAGATTAACCTCGGCAAAGACAGCAAGAGATCCAAATAGCAGAATTAATAAATCGCTGAGAAAGTGGAATTGCTGATGAAAAAGAAATTCAAAGATATCAGAGAACTTTGCTGGTCAGGATATAGAAAAGTTCCAGGCAAAACACCGTACTCAAAAGGTAGTTGCGTTAAAGAAGATGGTTCAGCAGGACCAACAGTTGTCACTGGTGTACAAAGTGCGACTGATCCTGTGAGTGCAACAGCAGTAAAGATGCCTATGAAAAAAAAGTATCCAACATTAACTAGAAAACCACCTAAAGCGTAAGAGAGTGTAATATGTGGATTTTAAAATGGCTACCAGATTGGATTTTTTATGCGGCACTTGTTGTTGGTGTGATAGGATTAATATCAACTTACTTAGTTAAATTCTTAGCTAAGTTTATTCCACCTATCTACGTTTATAAAACACCGATACAACTAATATCTATAGCCCTAATAATTCTTGGTGTCTTTATGTCTGGTGCAATATACAATAACGATCAATGGGAAGCTAGAGTAAAAGAGTTAGAAGAAAAAGTTAAAGTTGCCGAAGAACAATCAAAAGAAGTCAATAAAGAAGTTGAAATAAGAGTTGTTGAGCGAACTAAAGTTGTTAAAGAAAAAGGTAAAACTCAAATTGAATATATTAATCGTTTAGTTAAAGGCGATACAGTAGAAGTAATTAAAGAAGTAACTAAAGATATGAGTGAAGAAGAAAGACAGGCATTTTTGGTTAAGCAAAAAGAACTACAAGATGCAATCAAAAATTGCCCTATCCCTAAAATTATAATTGAAGAACATAATAAGGCAGCGCAACCAAAATGAAAACCTATATTTTATTGCTATCCTTGTTGTTAGTTGGTTGTTCTACTACAGTACCAGTGGTAGCTAAATTTCCAGAAGCACCAAAATCACTAACAGAAAAGTGTGAGCCGCTTAGAAAACTGGAAGGCGATCAAATAAATATCGTAGATTTACACACCAAAGTTGTAGAAAATTATACTCAATATTATGAGTGTTCAATAAAGGTTGATGAGTGGAATATTTGGTATGCTAAACAGAAAAAAATATTCGAAAGTATAAAATAAGGTGAAATTAAATGGAACTAACAAAAGAACAATTAAAACAACTGCTTCCAAAAAATCCATATATTAATCAGTGGCATAAAGCACTAAGTCAACTATTTCCTGACTATGAAATAAACACACCAAAACGTATTGCAGCATTCATGGCTCAATGTGCCCACGAATCTGGTGGGTTCATCTTTCTTACAGAAAACCTGAACTACAGAGCAGAAAGTTTGATGAAGACTTTCAAAAAATATTTTCCAGATATGGCCACAGCAAAAGCATACGAAAGAAATCCACAAAAGATTGCGAATCGTGTCTACGCAGACCGTATGGGTAACGGTAACGAAGCATCTGGTGACGGATGGAAATATCGTGGTCGTGGATTAATTCAACTGACAGGCAAAACAAACTATACTTGGTTTGCTGCATCACTAGAAATCTCTCCAGAAGAAGCAGCAGAGTATACTCAAACGTTTGAAGGTGCTGCACAATCAGCATGTTGGTTCTGGGAAACAAACAAACTAAATCAATACGCAGATAGTGGTGATATTGTTACCATGACAAAGAGAATCAATGGTGGAACAATAGGACTCGATGATAGAATAAAACACTACGAACATGCATTGCACGTATTAGGAGCATAAGATGACAGATGCAAAACTAGCAAAGTTTATGCTTGTGTTGTTATTGCTGCCGATAGGTATGGCAATGTGTAGTGGAGATAGATTCAGATATCCTTGTCAGGATCCTGCTAATTGGGATAAGGATATTTGCAAAGCACCTATATGTGATGTGACAAGAACTTGTCCAGAACATGTATTTAAAGGACAACGTGACCCTAGATTAGGACCTCCAAAAGATGAACCAACTCAAACAATTAATACACCGCCTGTTTCACAAGGAGCAAACTGTGGAAAATAATCAACCATTCCTATATACAGATGAACAGTTGATGTCTAGATTGAAGTTTTTTATTGGCATATGTTTAGCATTAACATTAACTGGAATCGTCTTTGTTGTGTTATATTCTCTTATTTTTGTAACGCAACCTCTCAATGCAATTTCTCCAATTGACCAAAAGTTCTTTGAGTTGATTGTTCCCATTGCTACATTCTTAACGGGTACTCTATCAGGTATCATGTTAGCAGGAACATCTAAAGAAGATAAAGAGGCAATGCTTCAGGCACAAAAGATGGCCAATGATAACTTTGAAGCAACCAAAAAAGTCATGCATGACGTTCCACCACCAGCACCAGTTGTATCAGCACCTTCAGGCATGATGAGTGGTGGTATTATGCCAGTAAAGGCTGAAGTAGTTTCTGGGTTTGGGGGTAAAGAAGCACCAGAACAACCTCCTCATCCGGAGAAGTAAATGAGAATGTGGTTTAATAGTTTGCTTGCTGATGGAACTAATAAGACTGTCAGCAGCAAACGCTTTATTACTTTAGCAGCATTTTTAATGTGTTCTGTTGCTTTTATGACAGAGCTATTTACCGAATATCATGTATCAAAAGAAGCCTTTGATTCAATGATGTATATTGTTATCGCAGGATTAGGATTTACTGCATCTGAAAAATTTACTAAAAAGGAAGAAAAATGAACTACATATTTGCCTTAGCAATTGCATTATTTCTTGTAACATCAGTGTATGCCGCAGAAGAAAAAAAAGTATGTGTCAAAGAATATGATAACAAAACTAAAAAAGAAAAAGAAGTATGTAAAACAATTAAAGTACATAAGAAATTAGATGGTACAAAAATTCCAGAAAAAAAGTAAAGAAATAGAAATGTCTGACGATAAAGAAGTAGTGAATCTGCAAATTGACGTAGGGGTGCTGAAACAACAAGTCAGCACCCTATGTACTCTTTGCGACAAAATGGATAAGGTGATGGAGAAACTGGTCGATCAGCACGACAGACATATTGCTAAAATATATACAGACATGGACAATAGAAGATTAGAAACAGAGACAGATATCAAAGAAATCCATGTTAGAATAGACACGGTTCTTGATAAGCTGCAAGATTCTGAGTTGAGACTCATGGATGAATTGAAAGCCATGCGTAAAGATATGCAGGATCATAATTCCAAAGAAAAAGAATCTTTAGATAAACTTCTGCAATGGAAGTGGATGGTAGTTGGTGGTGTTATTGCCATATCTTGGTTAATATCAAATATTAATTTAGAAACTTTTTCCAGTCTTATCGGTAAATAACTTTTTACCACTTTACAATCTGTCAAATTTGTGATATCATTACAACATGAGCATCTATATTGACAGAAAATTCCTACACCTAGTTTCACCAAAGTTAGAACGTTTTGCTCAAAAAAAGCAAGACCTGTATAACTTTAGGTGTCCTATTTGTGGCGATTCACAAAAGAATAAATCCAAAGCCAGAGGTTTTGTTTACAAGAAAAGTAATGACTACTTTTTCAGGTGCCATAATTGTGGTGCCAGTCATACCTTTTACAATTTTCTAAAGTTTGTAGATCCATCCTTACTGAAAGAGTATACCTATGAAAGGTTCACTAACGGGGAGACCGGGAATCATAATTATCCGAAACCAACCTTTGAGGAATTCAAGAGTCAACCTGCGTTCAATGAAAAGGCAACGCAAAAGAAGATCGAGTTGGATACAATTGAGTCCTTACCAGAATCGCATTATGCGAAAGCATATGTTAAAGCGAGGAAGATTCCTGAGAAATATTTCTCGGAATTATTCTTTGCGCCTGATTTCAAGATGTTGGTACAATCTCTCGGTGTTGAAAAGGAAAATCTTAAATCGGAAGACCCTAGGCTTATCATACCGTTCTACGACGAAAATAATGAACTCTTTGCCATACAGGGTAGGGCGCTATCGGAATCAAAGATCCGTTACATCACAATCACCTTGGTGGAGAATGAATTACTTCAAGGACACATGAAGTTTTATGGGTTGAATAAATTAAATAGAAATAAAAAAGTTTATGTTGTTGAAGGACCAATTGATTCAATGTTTTTACCAAACGCAATTGCAACTGCTGATGCGGACCTAACAAGAGCAGCGAAGTTAGAGCTAACTGATTTTGTTTTAGTGTATGATAATGAACCAAGAAACAAAGATATTGTAAAGCAAATCGGCAAAGCAATTGCTTCTGGATATAATGTAACATTACTGCCGGAAAACATCAAGCAAAAAGATATAAATGACATGATTTTAGCAGGAATTTCGCCTGATGAAATATTGGATATTATAGATAAATTTACTTTCAGTAATTTGAGAGCTAATCTTGAGTTTTCCAAATGGAAAAAAGTTTAGTATGGAGATTTTATAATGAATGTAAAACTAGTGTCTCACTCTCAAGGAACTGATGGAAGAAACCTCTTGGAACAAGTAGCCTTTGTTGCTAGAGTTTCTAATCCAGCAAACCAAGATAATAACGATACAGCAGAAAAGCTGGTTCGTTACCTAATTAAACATCAACATTGGTCACCACTTGAAATGGTCAATGTATGTTTAGAAATCAATACCACAAGAGACATAGCCAGGCAAATATTACGCCATAGGTCATTCTCTTTTCAAGAATTTAGTCAACGTTATGCGGTTGTGGAAAATGAATTTGAATACCGTGAAGCAAGACTACAGGATTATAAAAATCGCCAAAAGAGTATTGAAACTGATGATGAATATACTAAAGAAAGATGGCAAGAACACCAAGCAGCAGTAGCATTTAAAGTACAACAGGTCTACGATTGGGCAATAAAAAACGGGATTGCTAAAGAACAAGCGAGAGTAGTATTACCTGAGGGTATGACCCCTTCTCGCCTGTATATGAACGGAACTTTACGTTCTTGGGTACACTATATACAACTCAGGAGTGCAAATGGTACACAAAAAGAACATCAAGAAATTGCTATAGCATGTGCAAAGGCTATTGAACCTATTTTCCCGATGATAGAAGAATTCGTACAACAATAATAAGGCAGAAGAAATGGAATATTTAGGAATCAAGATAGACTTAGAGAGAGATAAATTATTTGATGAACTTGGAATCAAAAGACTTAAAGAATCATATATGCGAGAAGATGAAGAATCTCCGCAACACAGATTTGCATTTGTATCAAAGAGTTTCGGAAGTAATCCAGAACATGCTCAAAGGTTGTATGAATATAGTAGTAGACATTGGCTATCTTATTCTACGCCTATTCTTTCTTTTGGTCGTTCTAAGCGTGGAATGCCTATATCTTGTTTTCTCAACTATATTGAAGATACTGCGGAAGGACTAGTTGACAACTTATCAGAAACTAATTGGCTCAGTATGCTCGGAGGTGGAGTGGGTATTGGCTTTGGCATCCGCTCTGCTGATGATAAGTCTACTGGCGTTATGCCTCATCTTAAAATTTATGATTCAAGCTCTTTGGCTTATCGTCAAGGCCGCACTCGCCGTGGTTCTTATGCCGCTTATCTTGACATATCTCATCCTGACGTTATTCCGTTCTTGGAGATGCGAAAGCCAACGGGAGATCCAAACGTCAGATGTTTAAATCTACATCACGGTATCAATATCACAGATGACTTTATGTCCATCATTGAAAACTGCATGTTAGATCCACAAGCAAACGATGATTGGGAACTAAAAGATCCGCATAGTGGAGAAGTAAGAGAAGTAGTATCAGCAAGACATTTGTGGCAGATGATTCTAGAATTGAGAATGCATACTGGTGAACCATACATTCACTTTATTGATACAAGTAACAAACAAATGCCTCAATGGTTGAAAAATAAAGGATTGAAAATTCATCAATCTAACCTTTGCAGTGAAATTGTGTTACCCACCAATGAAGAACGAACCGCAGTATGTTGTTTATCATCATTGAATCTGGAGACTTATGATGAATGGAAGAACGAACCATTATTCCTCAGAGATGTTGCTGAGATGCTTGATAACGTGTTACAGTATTTTATTGATAATGCTCCTGACACAATCAGCCGTGCAAAATATTCTGCATCCCGTGAGCGTAGCATTGGGATTGGTGCTCTCGGTTTCCACGCTTATCTACAGCGTAATGGTATTGCTTTTGAGGGTGTCATGGCAAAAGTCGCCAACAACAAAATCTTTAAACACATCAGAGAAAAATTAAATGAAGCGAATCTTGAATTGGGGAGTGAACGTGGTGAAGCGCCAGATGCTGGAGGGACCGGATATCGTTTCAGTCATCTTATGGCCATTGCTCCTAATGCTTCTAGCTCTATTATCATGGGGAATACTAGCCCTTCTGTTGAGCCTTATCGTGCCAATGCCTATAGACAAGATACTCTTTCTGGAGCCTATTTAAACAAGAATAGATGGCTAGATGCAATCATCAAAAAGAAAGTACCCGATGAACAAGAGTATAATGATATTTGGTCTAGTATTATTGCAAACGATGGTTCAGTACAACACCTAGACATTCTTGATGAAAATGAAAAGGCTGTATTTAAAACATCAATGGAAATTGATCAGCGTTGGGTAATTGACCTAGCAGCAGATAGACAACAATATATTGATCAAGCACAGTCTTTGAATCTATTCTTTAGACCTGATGCAAATATCAAATACATACATGCTATTCATTTCATGGCGTGGAAGAAAGGTTTGAAGTCGCTGTACTATTGCAGAAGTGAAAAGATCGGTAAAGCAGATAAAGTATCAAAGAGAATTGAACGCCAAGTAATTAAAGAACTTGATATGACACAAATTGCACAAGGAAATGATTGTATTGCATGTGAGGGTTAATGAAAACGATTGCAATGTTTATGCACCAGCCGTATTGTTCGGTGCAATCAGGCAATGGTATCATTAATGCATTGACACCGAACTATAGGTTTAAGATATTCACTAAACATGAACTTGAAGATGACTTCTTTGATGACGTTGATATTGTATGCATCCCAGGCGGCTTTGGTGATGCTAGTAAGTTTGATATGTGCTTTGCCAATAATGGCGACAGAATCCGTAGATTTGTACAAGATGGTGGTAAGTATCTCGGAATCTGTATGGGTGGTTATTGGGCCAACCACTATTATCTTGATGTTCTATCTGATGACGTTACCACCACGCAGTATATTAAAAGACCAAACACAGACACAAAAAGACCACACGCCAAATATTTGGAAGTTGACTGGAACCATCAGCGGGAAAGAATGTACTTTTACGATGGATTTGCAGTTACAGGAGATGAAACAAAATTTGAAACGATAGCAAGATACATGAATGGTGATCCTATGGCTATTATACAAAATAACATAGGACTAATTGCATGTCATCTTGAAGCAGAAAAACATTGGTATGATAGTTATTCATGGATGAAAAAACACTGGAATGGAAATAAGCATCATCTGTTGTTGAATTTTGTCAATAGATTAATGGAGAAATAATATGATAGGCGAAATCATTATGTGGGGTTTCTTTTCCGCATGGGGTTGGTTTGGTGCAACATACATTAAAGAAAAAGTATGGCCAGAAAAGCCACCTATTGAATGTAAAAAAGAGGAAGAGAAGAAAAATGGCACATCTTGTAGCTAACATACCACCAGTTCATTGTTATATACGCAAAGAGTTTTTATATGACTTTGAAAAGGGGCATGGTGAATATGAACCGTGTATATGGGTATCAATCAAAAGCATTCGTGGTCAAGCATTTAGAATAGAGGCATACTTACCAAACTATGGCGCAGTTTATGACAAATTACCTTTACATGCGTATGTATCACGCACAGAGAATCTTGACCCTAAGAAGTTTTTACCTCTAGACACATTACAAATCTGGGATTGTTTTAGTTATGATTTTGCAGTCATACAAAAAGCATTTCTACGCAACTTGACTTGCAAGTTTTATGCAAAAGATAAAAACTTCTATGAGGGCGAATATCTATTTACAGTAGACCATTCTGCACCCGACTTGAATATTATTGATACAAGTTATGCAGAATGGCCAGAAGACCATAAGAGCTTTAACTTTATGCAACTAGATAATGGACAGTTAGCAGCACAACCAAATAATCGTTGTTTATTTTTAGATGCAGCAAGCAATCCAAAAGAAATGAAGTTTCCAGATTTTAAGGTATGTACAAAGAAATATGTTGTAGAACAAAAACCAAAATGGACATTAGGTGATACTAATACCGTAATGTATGAAGAATAAACAGGAGAAGAAGAAGAATGATCAAGAAGCAACAATCAGATTTAACAGAAGATAGAACATCGTTTAAACCATTTAACTATCCGTGGGCATATGATTCATGGTTGAAACATGAGCAGTCTCACTGGCTTCACACAGAAGTTCCAATGTTAGAAGATGTAAAAGATTGGAAGAAAAAACTCACAGACTCAGAAAAGAAATTCCTAACACATATTTTTAGATTCTTCACTCAAGGCGATATTGATGTTGCTGGTGGTTATGTTAAAAACTATCTACCATACTTTGCTCAACCTGAAGTGAGAATGATGCTTCTTGGTTTTGCAGCAAGAGAAGCACTACACATCGCAGCATACTCACATCTTATTGAGACACTAGGATTACCGGAGACAACCTACAATGAATTCTTGGAATATGCAGAGATGCGTGAGAAGCACGATTATATTCTTAATCTTAGCTCACAGAATGGCGATAGGACTTCTACTGCTACTCATATTGCAGTATTCTCTGCTTTCACCGAAGGAATGCAACTATTCAGTTCCTTTATCATGTTACTTAACTTCCCACGCACCGGTAAGATGAAGGGTATGGGTCAGATTGTAACGTGGTCAATTGTAGATGAGACACAACATTGCGAATCTATGATTAAGTTGTTTAGAACTTATGTTGAAGAAAATAAGGAAATTTGGAACGACGATTTGAAAAGCAGAATTTATACTATTGCTGAAAGAATGGTTGAACTTGAAGATAAGTTTATTGACTTGGCATTTAGTGTAAATGAAATGGAAGGACTGACTGCTGAGGAAGTGAAAAAATATATTCGTTATATTGCAGATAGAAGATTGATTAGTCTAGGACTAAAAGGAATCTTTAAAGTAAAAAGAAATCCTCTACCTTGGGTAGAAGAAATGATTAATGCACCAACACACACCAACTTCTTTGAGAATAGAGCAACTGATTATGCGAAAGGTGCTTTGTCTGGAGATTGGGCGGATGTATGGGCACACTAAGGAAACAAAATGAACGACAAAATAATAACAGCAGAATGTCACAACTGCGAATCATCTTATCAAATTAACTATACTGAGGAATTTGTGTCTCAAGAATATCCAGAACATTGTCCATTTTGCGGAGAGCCCATCGAAGAAATTCAAGAAGAATATATAGAAGATGAGGACTCTGAAGATGATGAAGAATGGGACTAAATTGGACATATAATAATATTGATTTTACGGAAGACTTGATTGGTGATAACTACGGATTCGTTTACGAGATTACTAATCTCACGAATAAAAGAAAATACATAGGTAAGAAATTTTTTTATTCTGCCAAAACCAAACAAGTCAAAGGTAAAAAGAAAAAAGTGAAAGTAGCAAGTGATTGGCAAACTTACTATGGTTCCAACACAGAACTTGTAAATGATGTTAAACTACACGGAGAAGAAAACTTTTCTAGAGAGATTCTACATCTATGCAAAACAAAAGGTGAATGTGGATATCTTGAAGCGAAGGAACAGTTCGTTCGTGGTGTGATGGAAAGTGAAGATTACTACAACGTTTGGATAATGGTAAGAGTTAGAAAATCACATATTAAGGACTATAATGCTAGAGTTTCTCAAAGAAATGAAGAATGACAATTTTGATGCTTTCTTCTTTGTTCCTGGACCAGAAGAAGATTCTGTAAGTGTTGAAGGAGCAAAATATAGAGATCCAGGTGAAAGTCTTGATATGAGTGAATTGGGAAATATGTATCA